AGAAAAAAGGAATAGCATTACCAAAAATTATGGTAGTCTTAGATTCTGCAGGTAATCTTGCAACTCAAAAAGAAATCGATGATGCAAAAACTGGAAGTAGTAAAGCTGATATGACAAGAGCTAAATTGCTAAAATCCACTTTTAGAATTATCATGACTCAATTCGGTATATGTAAAATACCTTTCTTATTCACAAATCATACTTACCAAACACAAGATCTATTTTCAAGACAAGTAGGTGGTGGTGGAACTGGGCCAGAATATGCAGCATCAATTATTCTTTTCTTAGGTAAAGCTAAACTTAAAGAAGGAATAGAACAAACTGGTATTATTGTAACTGCTAAACCTAATAAAAATAGATTTGCAAAACCTACAAATATTAAATTCCATATTTCTTTTAATAAAGGTATGAATGCTTATGTAGGATTAGAGGAATATATTAGCTGGGATACATGTGGTATTGAAAGAGGAAGATTTATTACTGAAGGACAATTTAGTAAATTAACTGATATCGGTAAAGCTGAATGTCGTAAGCATTCTTTTAAGAAAGATAAAAAGGATGTTACTGTTTATTTCCAACCTGCTGCAACTGCACGTAAGATTTGTGTAAAACATTTAAATGATGCAGTAGATCTTAATCACCTGTATACTCCACAAGTTTTAACTGAGGATGTATTAAAATTAATAGAACCTATAGTAAATGAAAAGTTTACTTATGGTGATGAATTAGATCAGGAAGAATTAGGAAACATAATAACAGAAACAACTGTAGATGATGCTAGCGAAGATTCTTAATACCGAAAAACTTAAAGTAAAGTACGTATTAGGAAATCATACAACATTACCACAATATCCTGATGCTGAAGATATACTTTTTGAATTAATTCGGGATTATTGTGGCAAGGTTGCTAAAGAGATAAAGTTTACTAATATTTCAATGGCAAAAAGATGGAGTTTATCTGAAGAGCAGTGTAATGTTCTTTTAAAGGAATTATTAAAACATAATTTTTTAGAAATATCTTTACAAAATTCTGCTTATACTACATATGAGGTAATTTATAATCCTTACGAATAAAACTAATTATGTTTTTTAGCATATAAAAATAAAACTACATGAAATCAAGCATAGATCACGAAAAGATTTTCTTTAACTATTTTTTAACAAAACCACATTATTTAAAAGGAACAGGTAATGGCTTTTTTGCAAATAGAGATTTAGATCAAATTGCAAAGCTATCAAAAGATTTTTATTTAAAATTTGGAGAAAGCCCATCTAAGCAACAGATGTCAGCTTTAGTTAAAGATGATCCTAATGATATTTCTCAAGATATTGTAAAGTCAATTTATGATATTAATATTAATGAATATGATCAAGATTGGTTAAAGAGAACTGGTGAAGCATGGGTTAAATGGAAACATTTTGATAAACAATTAGTAAGGACAATTGAATATGTAAAAACTCAAGATGTATCTCCAGAAAATGTAGAAGATGTTGTACAGCGTGCAATAGGTATGATCTCAACTGATGGATCCATTAATTTTGATACTGATACCGGTTTAGATTTCTTTAATCCTGAATCTCATATTCAAAGAACATCAAAGAAAATAGAAACAGGTTGGAGTTTTGTTGATCGCGTATCAGGTGGAGGTTATGATACTAAATCTTTAATCGTTTATGCAGGAGAACAGAATATTGGTAAATCAATATGGTTAGCCAATGATGCAGCTAATTTTGTAAGGATGGGCCATAACGTAGTTTTTATTACAGCAGAGATGTCAGCTCAAAAAGTATTAAAAAGAATAGGGGCTAACCTTTTGCATATTCCAATGAGTGATTATGATAAAAATTCAGGTAATAGGGATTACATGAAAAGAAAATTAGAAAAAGTATCTCGAGGTTTATTACCACCTGGTAAATTATTTGTTAAAGAATATCCTACTTCACAAGGTACTATACCAGATATAGAATCATACTTAAAAGATTTAGAAGAAACAACAGATCATAAAGTAAATGTATTAGTTGTAGATTATATTAATATTCTTGCAAATTATAGGAATCCTAATACTGAAAATACTTATATGAAGATTAAGCAGATAGCAGAAGATCTTAGAGCATTAGCAGTTAAAAGAGATATGTTAGTTATATCAGCAACTCAGATTAATCGTGGTGCGTGGGATGCAACAGAAGTAAGAATGGAAAATATAGCAGAATCTGCAGGTCTTGCGCATACTGCTGATGTAATGTATGCATTAATACAAGATTCAGTAATGCACTCGGAGCGAGAATATTGGTTAAAGGTTTTAAAAATTAGAGATGGTCAAGGAAAAGGTTCAAGGTGTAGATTTGATATTGACTATGAACACATGAGATTAACAGAAACTGATGATATATCAGGATAAAAATATAATATGACAGGAGACCAATTTGGTATAATCGTTGAATTGTTAAACAAGATTTTAATTCAACTAAGAAAGAAAAAATAATAAACATTATGTGGGGAAAAAAGAAAAAGCCATTAACTAAAGGCGAAGACGATAAAAAATCAAAGTATCAAGAAAAAGATAAGATCTTTAATAATACTTATGGTGAACAAGATTTAGGAGGTCAAAAAATAAACTTTACAGTATCATCATCATGGATGGATTCAATGGATCCAGACGATAAGCAACACTATGATTCATTATTTGAAAAAATAGATGCATTGATTAAAGGAAGTGAATTTGAGCATCTTAATGAAGCAACACCAGATGGGGTAATTAAAAAATTAAATAAAGTACAAATTAATAAAGTATTTTTTTACATCATAGAAAATACAGGAACTTCATATACTAGGATAGATCTATTTAGTGTTCTTTCAGATTATTTTGATGTATTCCCTAATAAATTTTACAATTCATTATCTAATAAATTTAAAGATGAATTAATTAATGAATTAGATGCAAAATATAACATTTTAGAAAAAAGAAAAATAAGAAAATTATTTTAATATGGCAAAAAGAATATGGATGGTATCCGATTCCCATTTAGGCTGTAGATCAAATTCTGTATTATGGCTTAAGATAATAGAAGATTACTTTTTTGATTTCTTTATACCTTTAGTAAAAAAAGAATATAAGAAAGGTGATGTTCTTTATCATTTAGGAGATGTATTTGATAATAGGCAAAGTGTTAACTTAGCAGCTCAAGATTTAGCAATTAGAGTATTTGAGCAATTAGGAAAAATATTTCCTGATATTTATATCATTGTAGGTAATCATGATATAATGAGAAAGAATTCAAATGAGATAACATCTGTTGATTGTTTAAAGTATCTTCCTAATGTAAATGTATTAAAAGAACCTAAGATTTTAAAATATAAAGATGCTAGTTGTTTATTAATGCCTTGGCGTAGAGACAGTGATCATGAAAAAGAAACATTAGATAAAATCAAAGATAACATAGATTATATGTTTTGTCATACTGAAACACAAGGTGTACAGATAAGTCCTAGTACAAAACATTTACATTTAGGTGGTAATGCAGTAGGAATATTTAAAAGGTTTAAGCGAGTTTATTCAGGTCATATTCATTATAGGCAAGATAAAGAAAATTTTGTTCTTGTAGGAAATCCTTATCAAATGACAAGATCAGATAGAGATAATCAAAAAGGTATTTACTTGTTAGATTTAGAATCAGGTAAGCATACATTTTTTGAAAACAAAATGAGCCCAGTATTTCTTAGGTATTATATTAATGAAATATTAGAAATGAGAATGGGTGATATTGCAAAAGCAATTAAAAACAATTTTGTAGATGTTTTTATTCCTTCAAATATATTAGGTAAGTATAACATTAACATGTTTATGGATTATCTTGATGGTTTAGCTAGAAAATTAGAACCTAGGATTTATGATGAGGATAATCCGTATGATACAGAGGATGGGGAATTATCAGATTTTAATGGAGAAATGAATTTAATGAATATAGCAGCAGAGCATATTAATTCTCTAGATTATGATGATGATTTAAAGGAAAGATTAAAAATATCAGTACAAGAATTATATAAAAGAACATTATCACCAAGCTATGAAGATTAAAAAAGTAGAGTTTAAGAATTTTGCAAGTTATGGAAATCGATTGCAAGTTATAGATTTTGAATCTGGTAAAAGTAATTTATATTTAGTACTAGGTGGTAATGGTGCAGGTAAGAGTACTTTAGCAAAGGTAATAACATATATGTGTTATGGTAAAGTAGAAGGCTCAAGCTTAAAGGATTTACCTAACAGAGTTAATGGAGAATTATACGGAAGAATATGGTTAGAATCTAAAGGCAATAAGATTGAAATTGAAAGAGGTATTAATCCTAGTATTTTTAATGTTAAGATTAATGGGGCTGAATATGATGTTGCAGGAAAGGTAAATTTACAAGAATTTTTAGAAACAGAAATATATGAAATACCTTATCATGTTTTTAAGAATGTAATTATCTTATCAGTTAATGATTTTAAATCTTTTATTACAATGTCTCCTTATGACAAGAAAAGAATTATAGATAAGATATTTGGTTTCTCTGTTATTAATGAAATGGCTGAATCTGTTAAAGAACAAAGGCGAGGTATTATTGATGAAATAAGAACCTATGAAGATGAGATAAGAACCCTTAATGAATCTATTGGATCTGTTCATGATAAGATAGAGCAAATAGAATTACTAACAGAGAAAAAAGATAAGTCAAAAGTAAAAAAATTAAAAACAGATTTAATTGCTTTAAATGAAAATAGAAAAAAACTAATTACATTTACAAATTCAACTAAAATAAAATTAGAGGAATTAGATAAGGAATCTAGAAATAAGTCAGATGAACATTCTACATTAACTAATAAAATTTCTAATATTAAACAAGACTTACAATTATTTAAAAATTCAACATGCCCTACATGTACAGCTCCACTTACTTCTGATTTTCATCTAGGTATTAAAAAAGAAAAAGAAGAATCCTTAATAACTCTTAATGAACAATTTGAATCTATTAAAAATGATTATGAAGATTCTGTTAGTAAATTACATGATTTAAGATTAAAAGGTAGACAGATACATGTAAAAGCTGGACAATTAGAAACTCAGATGGAAAATATTAAATCTAAATTAATTGAATTAGCAGATAAAGATGAATCAGATTCTTCTTCTGATTTAAAACAATTAGTAAAAGACTTTGGTAATCGTAAGAATGAAAAATCATCAGGTAAATTAAAGAGTGAAAGTGAAGATTATTATTTAACTATTCTTGAAAACTTAATGGGTGAAGATGGTATTAAAAATTTAGCAGTAAGATCTATCCTACCTTCCTTTAATAATCATATACTTTTAATGGGTAGGGAAATGGGAATTCCTTTTGGTATTAGATTTAATGAAAAGTTTTATTGTACGCTCCATCATCTAGGAACTGAAATAAGTGCAAAGACATTAAGTACAGGTGAAAAGAAAAAAGTGGATTTTGTAATTATTATGGCATTAATGAAAATGATTAAAGTTAGATTCCCATCTTTAAATATTTTATTCTTAGATGAAATCTTTTCTTCCATTGATTCAGATGGTGTATATCATATAATTAATATTCTTCATGATACAATACAAGATATAGGTCTTAATACATTTGTGATTAATCATACAGTATTACCGAGTGAATATTTTGATAAAAAGCTAGAAATTACAAAAGATGCAGGCTTTAGCGAATTTACAATTGAAACTATTGGATAAATATAATACAATAAAAATTAAACATGACTAATGTCAGCATATAATCAAGAATTTAATAAGGACAATACTATACTGCGTTATATTATAGTAGCTCTTTTAGCAGAATTAAAAGATAAAGTTTATTATTATAACCAAATAGATGAAGATACTTTAAAAAAGATTCCAGTTCCTTTCTTTTATTCAATAACAGGAGACGGTAGATTTTTAATGGATAATTTTCTGTTTGATGCAGAAGCTAAAGGTAAGGCTATAGGTGACTATGAAGTTGTTCCAAGAGGTATAATACAGTTAACAGGTATATCCATAGATTCGGGTAACCAAACAAATAAGTTTGCTAGAGGTGAGTTTGTTAGAGAATATGATGGTGTATTAAAAACCTTTTCTTTAGAAACAAATTTTTTACCACTTAACATGTCCTTTGATTGTACAGTAGTATGTTCCTCAAATTTAGAAATGTTAAAGGTAACTGAATCTTTAATGAGCAAGCTTTACAAAAATACATTGTTTCAGGTAGACTTAGGTATGATAAGAGTACAGGCAAGTTTTGCAGTACCAGAAGATTTTGCACAAAACAGATTATTTGAATTTCAACTAAATGACAAAAAAGAATGGAGTGTAACATTTCCTATTGAAGTTTCTTCGTTTATGCCAGTGTTTGAAAGTGGTATATTAATACCGGAAGTTGACTTTATGACAAAGGAAGCTATTAAAGCTAATCCTAATGCACAGGGTGTTGGAATGTTAAGAGCCGGGAGTAACGGTGAATTAGGTATTTTCTTTGGTGGAGTATTTCAAAAAATGGAATTTACCAGTGAAAGTTTATTAAAAGTACAGCCTAGTGGAACATTTAGTAATAAAGGATATATTAATCCTGATGCTATACTGACTGGTGGTCCTTATATGGATTCATCAATAACATCAGCTCCAATAGTACCTGAATCGTTAGAAAGCTTAAATTATAGAAATGCAAAGGCAATACCAAAAGTAGATGAATCTGGCTTAGGTAGTGTAGACGATGGCTTTGGGGGATGATACAATTAATCAAAGAGACTTATAATATATAAAACAAATCAAATTAGTGTAATATGAAAAACACAATGAACGAAGGACAAACACAAGTATACTCAGATGGGGCAATTGCTGCTCAACCTGGAGTAAATACTTCTGCTCCTTACTTAAATCAACCAAGACAACAATTAATGGATATAATCCAAGTATTGTTTAACCAAAGTGGTAAGATGTCAGATATAGTACCAACAGGCAAAAATCAAACCAGTAAAATTACTCACAGTGCTGGGATGACAGATCAACAAGTACTTGCTATATTAGTAGGTATGGGTATACCACAACAAATGGCAGTGTCTGGAATAGCTAAGTATCGTGAAATGAGCAGTCAGTCCGATATATACACTGAAAATAATAATAAACAAAAAAATCATAAAAAAATGAAATTTACATTAACAGACCTATACGAAAACGTTGTGGATAGTATTAATGGACTAAAGGCAATGGATAATGACAATTCCAGAGTTTCGTATTCTGTTAAAGAATCTTTAACGATTTTGGAAAAAGCAATAACTGCATTTCCAATGAAATTGAAAAATGCAGATCTATCTGCAATTAGTGAAGAACTAGAAAATTCAGTTAATCCAAACCTTAAATTCCAAATAGCTAGTAACTTATACAGTAAACTAGCTCAGTCAACTTGGTTAAATCCAATTTCTGAATTAAGAGAGTTTATAATGGAATCATATGAAAGCTCTAAGTGGTACTTTAGAATTAGTGAATCTATCGAAAGAACAGGAAATCAAAAAGGTAATTTAATGGAATCATTAAATTCTGATTTAACTTCTTTGTTAAATGAATCTGATGTAAAATCTAAATTTGCTGTAATTGCTGCAAAGCACCCATGGTCAATGGATGCTAAAGCAATCATAAATGAAATGAATGCTGAAGATAAAAAAGTTGCTTCTACTGCAAACGGTAAAATTGTAACTCTTCTTTCTCCAGTATTAGAATCTGATAATGGATTACAATTTCAATTACATGGTAAAAATTATAACTTTGATGGAAAGGATATTACTGAAGCTAACGTAACTGACCCAAGGTTCTTCGATGTATCTGAAGGTTTAGATATGTTTTCAAGAAATGGAAACATTCTTTCATTATACGGAGAAAATGGTAAATCATTAGAATATAACATTACCGAAGGAACTTTAACAATGGGTAAAGTTGATATGACTAATTATAGTATAATTGAATTAAAAGAATCTTTATTAGCAACTAACTTTTCAGGTTACAGAAAGCAATGGCAAAATGATAAAATTTGTAAATTCTTTGAATCAATTGATCTACTTGCTGAAATGGATAATTTTACAACTATTCAAAGTCAAGAATTCTTAGATGTATTTTTAACAGTAATTGGTGTACAAGAAGGAATCTATATTAATAAAGTAAATCCTGCAATGTCATTAAATGAAATGGTAAAACTTAACACAGCAACAGAAACTGTTAATATAGTAAAAGAATTTATTAATTTTGATATTTCTCCAATTCTTTCTGAAAGATTACTTGCAGAGAATAATGAAAAAGCAATAGACGAAAGTAAAAGAAAAAATCTTACTGAAACTATTTCATTCTTAGAAGAAAAGAAATCTGAAGTTGAAGCTGCTATTAAAAAATTAGGTGATAACACTGAACTAACTGAAGCCTTAGATTTATTAGCTGAAGAGTTAAAAGGTAAAGAAAAAGAATTAGCTGATTCATATATTTCTGAAAAAAAAACTAAAGACGACTATTTAAATGACGGATTCGTAGAAGCATCGGTTGTAAAAGCTAGTCAAGGTTTAAAAAAGAGGCAAGAAGTATTAGTTAATGCTGAAGAATATGCATCTCTTGGGGATGATGATTTATTAACTGTTATGATTCCTAAAACTGGAAAAAGTATTGTACTTCCTAAAGAAGATTTAGAAGTTAAGTTTTAAAAACCACTTCCTAAGTTTAATATAATTAAAGAACCGATTGAATTAAACAATCGGTTCTTTCTTGTATATAATAATAAATAAATCAAACTAATGGCAAGAAAAAGAAATTATTTAAACAACAGAGATCTCCTAGATCAAATTGTATTATCAAAAGAATTAGATGAATTAACACCTAAGGCCTTAGAATTTCTAATGTTATTAGCTGATAAGTGTTCCAGAAAACTAACATATAGAAATCCAGAAGATAGGCAAGATTGTATTGCTTATGCTTATATGGATCTTTATAGATATTGGAGAAATTTTAATCCAGAAAAAAGTACTAATGCATTTGCTTATTTTACTGAAATAGCAAAAAGAGGATTTGCAAAAGGATGGAATAAATTACACCCAAAGAAATATTACGGTACTGTTTCAATTAATGGTAGTGCTGATAGTGAAGGAATTTATACAATATAGTTAATTGCCTATGAGCATTAAAAAGGTAAAGCCTACTTCAAAGTCTGGATTTAAACAAGGTTATTATAAACCTAAATATCCTCAGAAATATCGAGGAGAAGGTCCAATCATATATAGAAGTAGCTGGGAAAGAAAATTTTGTTATTGGTGTGATCATAATATGGATGTGATTTATTGGATATCAGAACCCTTCTCTATACCTTATTTTAATTTGTTAGATAATAAGTTCCATAAGTACTATCCTGATTTTTTCTTTAAAATGAAAAAAGGAGATAAGACTCAAGAATATGTAGTAGAAATAAAACCTAAGGCACAATTACAAAAACCTAAGGAACCAAAAAGAAAAACTGCTAAAGCATTAAAGAATTTTAAATATGCTTACGAATCGTATGTAAGAAATTTATGTAAACAGAATGCCCTTAATAAAATGGCAAAAGAAAGAAATTGTAAAGTAATGTTATTAACTGAAGATTCAAAATTATTCTAATGGCTTTAATAGGACAATTTAAAGATGACCTTGATATTTACCTTGCTGAAAGCAAAGGAAGGGTAGGGGCATCCAAACAATCAATTAAAGACATACCTAATATATCAGCTAAGAGTGATGGTGTTTTAAATGCTGGTAAAATGTATTGTTTTAATTATTATACTAAAGATGAATTATTTTATGATACTAAACCTTTAGTAATTGGTTTAGGTGAATCTGAAAATGGTCATCAGTTAGGTATTAATTTACATTATATGCCGTATGAGGCTAGGATACCTTTTTTAACTGATCTTACTGTTTCGTTAGCAAACCAAATAAAAGCTTTAACAAAAGGTAAAGCTCTAGGAAATCCAGATGCACAACGACCTATTGCCGCGTTTAAGTGGGAATTTGTAAAACAAGCATTTGGTAGAAAATACAATTTAACTTACTGCACAAGGCAGTATATAATAAAGAAAATGAAAAATCCTTACGTATTAGGATACGAGGATTGGTATGTAGGTGCTGTGAATAATGACAACCAATTTTTTGGTGGTAATATAAATCTAGCACAATCATTATACTATAAGAATATATAAAATAATAAAAAATAAGAATATGGCAGGTTTTACAGATAGAAGAGGTCCATTAAGTACAGGAAATCCAGTAAGAAGGCTTCTGAAAGATCTTTCTAATTTAGGAATGGCTTACGATGATATGATTATTCGTAATTCTAGAGCAGTAGGTTTTGCTGAAAACGAAATGGGTTATTCATTTAACCCAATGGGATCCGATAGTGATGATATGTATGGTGCATTTGCTGCGCTATCATTAACGGATACAAACATGAAGAAAAATATTTCTTTCTTTGATACAGATTATATCAGAAAAAGAGATCAACTTAGAACCTTTGCAGTACAAGATGAAATAGAAGAGATATTAGATGTAATCACCGATGAGGCTATTGTGTTTGATGAATCTAATTATATGGCTTATGCTGATTTTAATGGACATATTGGAGAATCAATAGAAGAAGAAATTGCTGATGTATATAATAATATCTACAATTACTTTGGTTTTAATGATAATGTTGCTCCATGGAATTATTTTAGAAAATGGTTAATCGATGGTTATCTTGCATTTGAAATAGTATATAATGATAAGCAAACAGAAATTATAGGATTTAAAGAATTAGATCCTGTATCATTAATGCCAGGTGTTGATACTGATGATGGTAAAAAGGTTTGGATTCAATATAAAGGTGAAGGTGCAAAGGAAAGAAAATTATGGGATTCACAAATAATTTATATTTCATATTCGCAAATTAATTCTCCAATGAGAATATCCTATGTTGAAAGATTAATAAGATCATTTAATCTTTTAAGAATAATGGAACACAGTAGAATTATCTGGGCAGTATCTAATGCTTCATTTAAAACTCAATTCACAATCCCTGTTGGTGGTAAATCAAAAACCAGAGCAAAGCAATCTCTAGCAACATTAATGAACTCATATCGTGAGGTTGTAGACTTTAACTTCGAGAGTGGTGAGATTCAAACCAATGGTAAACCAATGATGCCGTTTAACAAAGAATATTGGTTACCTTCTAAAGAAGGTGAATCGCCACAGATTGAAACTATTGGTGGTGACGGACCTGATTTAGGTGATACTGAATCTTTAAAATATTTCTCTGATAAATTACAATTAGCTTCTAAGATTCCATTCTCTAGGTTTGATAGAGAAGGTGGTAATACATATGATATGGAAGCAAGTGGTATGTTAAGAGATGAAATTAAGTTTGGAAGGTTTATTTCAAGATTAAGATCAATATGGCAAGAAATATTAGTTAAACCTGTATATCTTCAAATGTGTCTTAATCATCCAGAATTAAAAAATGATATCGGATTTAAAGCAGGATTAGGATTAAACTTCATGAAGGATAATGTATTTGAAGAAATGAAAGAAATGGAGTTACAAACAAAACGTGTTGATTTTATTGGTAATATGAAAACACAATTAAGTACAATGACTGCTGAAATGGAAGAAATACCATATTTTGATTTAGGATTCTTAATTAAGAGATATGGTGGATTTACTCGTGATGATATTAAAGCTAATGCTCGAGCTAAGGAACGTACAGAGTTAGAAACAGAAGGTTATAAAGAAGAGGATATTGAAAAGATCCTGTTAGGCGCAAATCCTAAAGATTTTAAACCAGAGAAGGGTAAAGATGATATTGAAGAAGACCCATTAGCTGGAATCTAAAAACTATTAAGAGTTATAATATATAAAACAAATAATACTAGAAAGATGTCTAATAAGAAACTTTTAATTCTAGAAAGATCTAAGTCAAACCTAAACATGACAAAGGACGCCGATGGCTCTGTTGTCTTAGAAGGTGTATTTACAGAGATCGGAGTAAAGAATAAAAACAATAGAATATATGAAGAAGCTGAAGTACTTCCTCATATTAAAGAATTACAGGAAAAGGTAAAAACTAACAAACTGTTAGGTGAACTTGACCACCCAAAAGATTTTGATATTAGCCTATCAAATGTTTCTCATGTCATTGAGGATTTAAGCTATGATGAGAATAAGAAACAGGTTCTAGGAAGAATAAGATTATTAAATACTTCAAAAGGTAAAGAAGCTCAAGCATTAATAGAAGATGGTATTCCATTGCATATTTCAAGCAGAGCAGCTGGAACAGTTGATGAAGCTGGTAAGGTTAAAATTAAAAAATTCTTTACATACGACTTAGTTGCAGATCCTGGATTTGAAAATGCTGAATTAGCAAAAGTAAATGAATCTTATGGCTTTGGTGATACGGAAGGTTTATACATTTATGAAATGGCAGAAACTGAAGACGAAATAAATAAAACAAATAAAACAGATCTAATAATGGAAAATACATCCGACAAATTTGTAACTGTTGAAGATTTTAACAAGTACACTGAATATGTAAAAAATACATTGGACAGTGTTAAGGAATCTGCAAACTCTAATAATGATGAGTTAATGGAAAAGCTAGTTAAATACACTGAACATATTGCAGAAAAAGTAAATCAAGTAACTGATTATACTGAATACTTATCAGAAAATCTTGATAAGAGCATATCTCACTCTGACTATATAGCAGAGAATGTAGATAAAATTAAAAACTACGCTTCTTATTTAGGTGAAGAACTAGACAGTTCTATTCAATATACTGAGCACGTTGCTGAACAAGCAGACAAAGGAATTGAGTATTCTAATTATTTAGCAGAAAAATTAAGCAAAGGAATTGATTATTCAGAATATGTTGCTGAAACTGTTGATAAGAACATTGCTTATTCTGAATATCTTGGTGAAAGTTTAAGTAAGTCTATTAAATATTCTGAGTATATTGCTGAGAATGCAAATACTGTTGATGCTGCACCATTAAACGAAGGTTTATCTGGTCATGCTAAAACAATGAAAGAAGAAGGTAAGAGTGATAAGGAAATTAAAGAAATGCATCCTGAAGTAACAGATGCAGATTTAAATGAATATGGTTCAGAAATGAAAGAAGGTGAAGTTTGCGAAAAATGTGGAGAAATTCACGAAGGTGCATGTGGAACTAATGAAAACGAAAAATCTTATAAAGATACTATCAGCGAAAGATTAGGTAATCTAATTTCTAAAGCAGAAAATAAAAATCTTTCTGAAATGCACTTTATGAATTTCTTATCAGAATCTAAAAAGAATGAATTTAATTCTTTGGCTGATGATAAAAAAGTTCTATTAGTTGAATCAATGAATTCAAATTCAATCATGTCAACTGTACAAGCTGAGAACGTTTGGGAATCATGTTTTATAACTGAAAGAAAGGCAATTAACTTTATTGATGATATGCCATCAAAATATTCTGATAAATGGAGTAATCTTTCTGAAAATAGAAAACAACAAATTATATCAGAATCTAAATTCCACTCGCTAGGTACTCCTTATGCCATTAATAATTTCTGGCAAACAAGAGATCTTAGAGATACTCAAATGAGTTTAGAATCAATCAACGAAAGTAAAACTGCTGCTGAAGCTGCTCAAGTAAAAACTGAGCCATTAATAAATGAAAGCTACCAAGCAGATTTAATCAAGAAAATGAAATTCAGATTAAATAGATAATCATTTAATCTAAACAATATAATCGAATAGTCAAGAAGAAAAGGACTAAGCCGATTAAAAACGGAATATTAATAGTATTCCACAAAATGCGAAAAATAATTTTAAATAATGTACGCAAATCAATTAATCAACGAGGCTGAGGTTCAAAAGACTTGGGGACCTGTTATTGAGGAAAGTACTGGAATTACTGAAAAATCTAAGTTATCTTGGATGTCTAAGTATTGCCATTACCACAACCTTAATGAAAGTGTTTACAATACTGTACACCTTAACCCGAACATGAATGTTCAAAGTATGGGTAACGTAACGTTACCTGGAAACCCTGGAAGTATGAATGCTTTCCCAGGACAAACACAAGGATCTGGTGACAGACCTTTTTCTTTGTTACCACTTGCAATGCAAGTAGCAGCACAGACTGTAGGTTTAGACTTAGTACCTGTAGTACCAATGCAAGGCCCAATGGGAGTATTAACTTACCTAGACTTTGTATATGGTGGAGGTAGAGGATCAGGAGCACCAGTTAACGGCGCTTTAGATACATCTGCTGCACCTTTAATGGTAAAATTTAACGTAGTTAACGCTGATGCAACTCCATTTATCGTAAATGACGTTTTATATGCTGATAGATTAAACTCTTCAGTAGCTACTGCAACTCCAATTGCTGCAAATATTGCTTTTGCTTCTTATGAACTTACTTTTGTAGGTGCATCTAGGATCGACGGTTTTCCAATATTTAGAGTAAGAGCTAACACAACTGCTCAAGGTGCTGTAACTGCTGGTGGTACTTTAGTTGCTCCATTAGGAGTTACTAATACTGGATCTAACTATTCACAAGGAGCTGAAACTGCTGCATCGACTATATATGGTTCGATTGTAGGTGGAGGATTCCTTTACGGATTAGCAAGAGCTGCAGCTACTACTGTAAGATTAGGTTCTGTTGCAACTGATATGGGTGTTGGTGCAACTATTACTGTAATGGCTAACGTTGCTGCAACTTCTGGTTTAGGTTTAGTAAAAGCTTTAGAAGACCATATTTCTGGTTTCTCTGGTAATGCTTTCCAACCAACTAATGATCCTGCAACAGGTATACCTGGTTTTGCAACTGAGAGTATGAACGGTACAGACCCTTACCAACGTGGTGTAGGTGAATCTACTGTTGATAATATCATGGGACTAAGCTTATTCAACAAGTCTATAGCTGCTGAAACTTTCCAAGTTGCTGCTGCTGTGACTAGAGAACAAGTTCAAGATCTGAAGCAATTCGGAATTGATGCTGTTGCTCAAGTTGAAGCTGTATTAGTAAATGAGTTAACTCAATCTATCAACAAATACATTCTAGACAGAATATTTAGAAACGGTGTAACAAACGCTGTTAATACATTCGCTGTCAATGGAACTGTGTTTTCTGATAACTTTGCTTTAGCTGCTGCTGTTCCTGCCGCTCTTAATTTAGGTCCGAACAACACAACAAACGTTGTTCAAACTATAACTGCTCCAACTACTCAAGTTAATTTAGGTGGAACAACTATAGCTGATGTACAACGTAGAGTCTATACTAAAATTCTTGCTGCAAGTAACTTAATTGCTACTAGAGGAAGAAGAGGACCTGCAACATTTGCAGTAACAGGTGGAGAAATGGCAACTGCTCTTCAATCTGTAGCTGGATTTATTGCATATCCGTTATCTAATACAGTTAACCAAGCTGGTGGATCTTTATATCCAATCGGTGCAATTGCTGGGGTAACAATTTATGTA